GGAAGGGGTGCCCTGATCGAGAGATCTCTACAGTAGTGCTTCTAACTGCTGTAGCCTAGTCATACGGCCAACAGAACCTTCAATCCTGCAATCCAATGAAGGATTAATGGAGAAAAGGTTCTTCCCAACTATCTCATACCAGTTGACAAAACTGGGGAGATGCTGGGAGACAATGCCAATGGACTTCTGGTCGAAGTCCTCCTGGGAGAGAGAAATCTCACCAGGAATAAGCTTTGGGTCCTGCTCATACAAAAAGCGGCTCATAAGCTTGTTATGGCTCATGAGGTAAGACCTCTCTTTGTTATGTCCAAACTTCGAAAGGAAAGAATACACCCTTTCCTCAAGAGGTTTTCCTTCTGGATTAAATCCAAGACCTCCAAAAAGGTCTGGGACCGTCCAGAAGGCGTTGGCAACTTTACGTTGCCTAGGACGTAGCAAGGCTAAGGCCTTAGGACCGATATTCCTGACGAAATCCATAAAGGAATCGTCAGAAACATCTCTCCACTTGAACTGGTCAACAACCTCGTCCTCTAGGATCAACTTTCCAGCAAACTCTGCGAGTTTGTCGGATTGTATGGTCTTGGATTCCGAGACTGGACAGTTCAGATGTGTGAGGGCTGTACGATATCGGTCATACAGTTGGGGATCTAGGATTACTACATCATCTCCAAGAATGAAGAAAGCATTCTCATGCTTGAAATCATTCAAGAAGAAGAGTAGTAATCCATGGGTGAGAGCAAAGGAGGCAAACGATGGGTATAACCCCAAAGGTTGCCCTCGGTTCCATCGGATAGTACGACCCCGGTAGGACCAAGAGGATTTAGATAGATGTTCAAACACATCTACATAGTCCTTCCTCACAGACAACCACCTCAAGACGATAAGTTGCAAGTCAAGAGGGAAGTAATCTGTGGCTCCACTCAAATCAACAGAATACACCACTCCATTCTCTTTCAGTCTGTTCTAGATGAAAGGGAATGGTAGGCTTTGGTTTACTGTGCAGTCCCACGGAAGATCACGTAATACAGAAAACAAATGATCTCCCAAGGGTACTAAAGCTGCCTGGTAAACACGTCCAGGGTTGGCAACGGCTCGTAACTTATAGCCGGGCTCCTGGATAAAACCTATTTTTCCAACCGTGTCCTGAAAAGAAGGACGCAAAAAGAAGGTCCTTGCGGGCCTCAGCTCGATTTCAATACCGTCGAGCAATGGTTGGAAAATACGTGGGTATTTACATCTTAGATAACTTCCCGTCATAGTCTGAGACAGGTAAGACAACGAACCAAAAACATTCGTTGTCTCAGATCTCGAGACACCCGAAGGGTGTGGAGAAAACCTGGACTCAGAAAACGGGTAAGATAGGTAGGACTTGGGGTCCGGAAGGTAAACCTTCTTAAGACCACTCATCCTAACTGCATCTAAGATACCCTGTTGATATAGATCCGGTATACCCAGATTAGGAGAGTTCACGCCATCTAGGAACTTTCGTTCCTGTGCTGGAGTGATCTCTGGGGACACATAGGAGGTATACACTTGGAGGAAGCGGATGGCTTTTGACCATCTCTTCTTTCCACGTGACGACCAACTTTGCAACCCCTTGAACGGGCCCTTGAAATGAA